TTAACTGCCGGTTCTGGCAATATTGTAGCAGCAGATAACCTTATTGCTGGCAACCCGGGAACCGAATCAAGTGGCATAGATATTAACGGAACCACTTACGACTCTGTATTTAAAGTAAGCGATATTGGCGGCTCTAATGCTGCATTAGGTATATATCATCGCCATAGCACAACATTACAGCCATTGATTATTGGCGCACATTCAAACTCAAATACGACTGCTCATGGAACTGTTACATCTGGGCAAAGTATGTTTACTGTTTATGGTGCTGGATGGACAGGGTCACACTATGACTTGTTTGGTTCGGTTGATATAAGTGCAGACACAAGCGGCACGATTAGCGCAACTAGCTCGCCTGGCAGGATTCGCTTTCAAGTAACACCGGATGGATCTAATACGCCTGCTACTGCTTTAAGTATAGCAAATGATAAAACTGCTACTTTTTATGGAAATATCAATCTAAACGGTAATTCTGTTGATGGCGGTGATTTAGGAGCCAATACGGCCATTACTAGTGCGCAGATTGATAATCTTAATATTAATGGTAATACGGTTACCGCTACGGATGCGAACGGTAATGTAAATATAAGCCCCAGCGGAACCGGTTATGTTCAAGTGCTTAATTCTACGACAGATGCTATTTTCAGAGTTCAATCCTCTGGCAACACTTATGGGTATCTCCAAACTAACGCTTCCAGTGGGCAGACAATTATAGGTGCTGGAAATCTTGGCGCAGCCAGTACAAGCCTATTGTTTCAAACGGCCGCTTCTGGGACACCGACAACAAGAGCAACAATAAACGGCTCGGGTCATTTTGGTATAGGAGTTTCACCATCATATCGACTGGACGTTACTGGCAACAGTGCCGTATATGTGGCTAGATTTTCAGACTTAAAATCAGCGGGAAGCGCTACAGTAGCAATAAGAAATACCGCGGCCGCTAGCACTTCCAATACGGTCGACATAGAATTTAGGGCAAATAGTTCTACCTCTGAGCGTCAAGCGGGACTAATATCTACTAACTTCACCACCACTACGGATGCCTCCAGGTCGTCAAAAATGGATTTTAAAACCATTTCTTCAACGGCTCAAGTTACACCTTTATCATTAGTTGGAAATGAGTGCCATGTAAATGGCATTAGTTGGGACAGTGGGACTAATGTTTTAAGTGATTTTGAAGAGGGAAGTTACTCCCCGACCTTAACAAACATTACAATTGGTAATGCAACTACAGCATACACATATAAGCGTACAGGCAATGTATGCACTGTTAATATTTATATACAATGGGGTAGTACTACTTCTGGAAGTGGGGAATTTGGCTTTGGTCTGCCGTTTGCGGGATCGGGGTCTGGCGGAGGATCTGCCCTTTTATTGGATAGCGGAACTCTAATATATATAGTGCCAGCCGGTTTTTATTCCTCTACATATTCAAATATAAGAGTGGCGGGAAACACTGCAACTACGAGAATCGGCACAACAACGCCGTTCACTTGGACAACTGGTGATAGAATAGATATTAGTGTAACTTACATGGTGGCTTAAGGAGCTTAATAAAATGTCAAGCAATGTTAATATAGAAGTAGATAGAATTGATTTGGATGCAAAAGACGGATTTATCATGGTAAGGCAAAAAATAACAACTCAAATACCAGGAGTGCCTGACCAGGTATCAAATCATCGTTACATGATTAATCCAGGGGACGACTATCAAGAGCAGCCCGACATGGTTAAACAAGTTTGCAATATCGCTCATACCAAGGAGCGTGTAGACGCTTATTTGGCTAAAAAGAAGGCTGAAAAAGAACAGCAAAATCAAGAAGAGCTGCAAAATAACAACGGAAGCCAAATAATATGAAAAAAGACATGCTAGTAAAAGGCAAAAAGGCTGCAACTCCTAAAGGTATGCAACATAATTATGATGTCATGAGAGATGCAGGCTATAGCAAACGTAGAAGCGAAGCTACTGCATATGGTGAGGTTGGTTTAGAAAAAATGGCTAGACGGCATGAGCGTGAAGGCATGATGAAATACGACGACCTTCAAAACATGATAAAAAAACTATAATCATAAGGAATTAATTCGATGGCTATAAAAAACGTACAAGTAAACAACATAGGCATGACCGGCATACATCCATCAATCGCTTATATTGACACCGACAGCACTTTAGCAGAAGTTCAAGCAGCAGGATTTTTAAGCAAGGTTGCTGACCAATTCAAATTACGCGAAGACATGATGGCTTTAGTATCAACTAAAACATCTCCTAACGCACAAGCCACTCAAGTTGCCTGGATGGAAGTATCAAAATCTGGTGACGTATGGTCTTTGGTTCCAAGTGAAACAACTTTGCCTTTATCTGATGGTCAAATATTCGTCGGTAACTCTTCTGGCGTGGCTACTGATGTTGCTATGAGCGGTGATGTTGCTATTTCAAATACTGGCGCAACTACAATTCAAGCCTTATCTGTTGAAACGGGAATGCTTGCGGCTGATGCTGTAACAAATGCAAAGCTAGGTGATGATGCTGTATCACTTGAAAACTTAGATTCTGGTATTACTCCTAGTCATATCGTTGTTTTTGCTGGCAAGGAAAGTAATGGCGGCGGAAGTGCAACAATAGCAATCACTCAAGCTGGCGTGTTAACTACTGATTTAGTTTTTGCTCAGGTAGAGGCTAGCACCAACGCAGCATCAGTACAAAAGGTAACACCAACCGCTGATACCGTTACTGTGCTATTGTCTGCTGACCCAGGTGCAGCTACTATTATTACATGGCAAGTGCTTAGAGCAGCATCTTAATAACAAAAATATAAAAGGAGTTTACCCAATGAATATTAGAGTAAAGGTGTTAAGTGTATTATTTAGCATTCTCATGGTATTAATTGGGTGCGCTCCTAAAAACATGAATGTAGAGACACAGGACAATCCCTGCTTACAATCATCCGGCAAAAATAACTTTAGGTTATGTGAGCCTCTAAACTTCAAAGTTGATAACACTAAATTCCAGGTACCGAAAGGATTTGAGACAAGCCTATCCTCTTTGCCGTATGCTGGAAGTACATTAATGGTTCTATTTAAAAACGGCTATCTACCATCTGGCATAATTCACGATTACTTATATGACTGCCGGTCTCCATTTTCCAGATTAGAAGCTGATGCAATCCTTTACCATGGCCTCATCAGTGATGGTATAGAAGAAAAGAAAGCTCGTGCGCTATATTACGTCATGGTTACATCTGGATGGCATTACTACAGTGGCGACAAGCAATGCAACATAGGTGTGATAGGCGATGAATGACCTTGAGCGCAAGATACACGACCACGAGGGATTTTCATCAGTAGCTTACCCAGATCATTTGGGGAACATTACCATTGGTTTTGGCAGGAACATTGACAGCAAAACTGGTAGAGGCATCACTAAAGATGAGGCGCTCTATCTAATGCGAAATGATATTAAGATTTGCAGGAAATCCCTTGTCAATTTCACCTGGTTCAGACATCTCGATATCGTGAGGCAGGACGTACTTGTCGAGCTAATGTATAACATTGGCTACCATAGATTTATGACTTTTAAAAAAATGATAGCGGCTTTAGAGATAAATGACTTTAATAAAGCATCGGTTGAGTTGCTGGACAGCAAATGGCGTACCGATGTTGGAAAAAACCGCTCGTCTGATATGGCATTCAGACTAAAGTACGGCGCATATAAAGGAGAGGCTCTGACATAATGGGAAGGGAAGACCAGGAACAACTTGCTTATATGTGTTGGGTTAGGATGTATAAGAACCTAAGTGACTACACTATACATATTGCTAACGAGCGTCAAACATCACCCGCCAGAGGGGCTAAATTAAAGCGCATGGGCGTTAAAGCTGGCGTGCCTGATATATTTATCATGAAACCTTCAAAACTCTACCATGGGCTTTGGATTGAGCTTAAGGTTCATCCTAACAAGCCAACCAAAACGCAACTAGAATTTATCGAGAATGCAAAAAGTGAAGGGTATGCTGCTATAGTTTGCTATGGAGCTGATAATGCTATAACAGCAACTGAAAGATATTTGCGCGATTTACGCGTTGAGTAGTCAAGCTGATTTTACGTTTTCAGCAGACAAGCCTTTAGGTGTTTTGCTTGGTGAGAATGTTACCTCTTGGTCAGAGCGTAATGTTTTGTAACCATCTGATATTATCGCCGAGAAATGAACGAAATAATCTTTTCCATCTTCCCCACCAATGAAACCAAAGCCTTTTTCTTCATTAAAAAATTTTACTTTGCCGCGCATTATCAAGCGTCCTTATCTATATGTTTAAATTCTGTTGAAAAGTCAAAAGAGCATCCTTGCAGATTGCCTGCAAGGTAGTTTATTAC